ATGATGCTCTTAAATGGGCTTCTTTGCTGATTCCTTCTGCTGTTCAAGGTTTTGGTATTTACGCCAACGCCAAGGTAGCCACAACCCAGTCTAACAACGCCACGACTACTGCTTTAAGCACAAACTCTACGTTTGCAAGCATAGCTAATACGGGAAGTAATAATCAAGCAAGTATGTCCTCAAATGGTAATTCAGCAATTACTAGCGTGGCTGGTAGTGCAACAACAGCTCTGTCCAACATGGGCAATAGCTCCAATACCGCCCTGACAAGCATGAGCAACAACGCCAACACAGCTCTAACAAACATGGCGGCAAGCAATGCAAGTAACGTATCTAATGCTTTGACTAGCCAAGCCGCAGCATATAACAGTCTTATCACAACAGACTTGAATGTTTTAAACGCCGCAGTCAACAAGTTGACCATTGCACCTGTAGTCATTACGAATGGGCTTATTCAGAAATGAAAGAGTTTTTAATCTTCATCCCCCCAATACTCTCAGTCTTGGTTGTGGTTGCGTGGGTGCTAGTTCAATTCTTCTTACTTAATCATGTAATTGACGCATCAATGAGGGAACTAATTGCAAGGGTATTAGGTACTTTGGACGGTGCTTTGATGCTCGTCCTATCTTATTATTTCGGTTCATCCAGCGGCTCACAGGCCAAAGATGACTTGTTACACAAATCGAGTCCAACACCATGACACAATTGACTGAACACTTTACGCTTGAAGAGCTTACACACACCGACCACAGGGAGTTTACAAATGAACCTAACGAATCTGAAACAGCAAACCTTAAACGTTTGGCAGAGTTACTTGAACAAGTCAAAGGACTTCTTGGCGGCAAGCCAATTATGGTTAACTCAGGTTTTAGGTCTAAACAAGTTAACGACGCGGTTGGAAGCTCTGATCGTTCTCAGCATCGCGTGGGCGCTGCTTGTGATTTTCGTGTGCCTAATATGACACCCAATGAGGTTGTTAAGGCTGTGATTGCTAGTGACTTGCCGTTTGACCAGATTATTCGTGAGTTTGACAGGTGGACGCACATCAGCGTAACCAACGAAGCCAACGGTAAACCTAGACGGCAGGCGCTTATTATTGATAAAATGGGTACAAGAGTATACGCATAGGAGCATATCATGGCTGGACTTCAAGATTTAATACGCAGATTTGACGCTGGTGGAAGTACAGCTCCTGTATTTTCTACAGACCCAACTTTAAACGCCTCATGGAATGCTTTGGCGGGTAAAACGGGCGATGATATAACTGCTCAGCGTCAAGCATTGGCTCAACAAAATGCGGCGTACCAAACCAATCAAAATTTGGCGAACATGTATGGCATTACAGAAGCCCCAGCACAAAAACAATTTTTAACTGATTTTAATACAGCAACAGCAAATCCTAATTTTCACTATACAAGTCAAGCTACAACAAATCCAAATATGGGTTATCAACTAAACCCATCTGAACAATTTATAAAATCGTTAGTTGAGGCAAATACAGCAAGCCCCGGCAAAGGCTCTGGCAATGCAATAATGAATCAATTTTTAGGTGATTCTAAAACCACTGGTAATCCATTTTTAGGTGAATACACAATGGGTGGGACACTTGGGGTTCCTGTACGAAAAGATGCATTTGGCAATCCTATTCAAAGTATTGGTGCTTTAACTTCTCAACAACTTACCGACCTAAGAAATGGCCCCATTCCTACTTATACAAATGCATCACAAAGCACAAATGCCGTAGGAGATGTTTTTACAACAAAATTTGGTGGGATATTGGATCAATATACAGATAAAAATGGATATCTTCATATTACTGCGGGTGGAAAAGATTACTTGATAAATCCTAAAAGCAATAGAATTTTAGGTGTTGGCCCAATAGGTTCATACGGTTCTAACAATATGGCTAGCGGTGGTTCTGTAGGAATGCCTGACTCATACTCACAAGGTAATTGGAAACTAATCTGATATGCCATTACAAAAAGTCGTTTTTAAACCGGGGGTTAACCGGGAAAACACTCGATATACAAACGAGGGTGGCTGGTATGAATCTGATAAAGTGCGGTTCCGTCAAGGCACGCCTGAAAAGATTGGTGGTTGGCAACGTATTTCAGGTTACACATACAACGGTGTATGTCGGTCGCTATGGAATTGGGTAACGCTTGGGTTCCTTAATTTGATTGGTGTAGGAACCAATACTAAATTTTATATTTCAAACGGTGGAAATTACTACGACATTACACCATTGCGCGTAACCACAACGCTTGGGACAAATCCTTTTGCAACCAACGGCACAACTACAGTTACTGTAACTGCCACAAGTCATGGTGCAACCAGCGGTTCATTTGTTATTTTTAGTGGGGCTACGGGTACTTATGCCACCACATTTAATGCTGAATATCAACTTACAGTAGTTAATGCTAACTCATACACAATTGTTGTGCCGACTGCGTTATCTGGTGGCCCTTATGGGGGTTCGTCAGTATCTGCGGCTTATCAAGTCAACGCTGGCCCAGCTTATGCTGTTCCGCTTACAGGCTGGGGTGCGGGCACATGGGGGCAAACAGGTACGACATGGGGTAATGGGGGTACTGGCGTAACTAGCCTTCAGTTGTGGAGCCAAATTAATTACGGTCAAGATTTACTTTTTGGCCCTCGTGGTGGTGGCCTTTATTATTGGAAAGCATCTAGTGGGCTTACTGTACGCGGTGTTTTACTCAACAGTCTTGGCGGTACAGCCACGTTTACCAGCGCTTCTCCCACAGTCGTAACATTTACCGTTGACTTTACAGAAGGCGCAGCGCTTCAATTTACAGCTTCTAGTTCTATGCCTACTGGCATGACAGCCAATACAACATACTATGTTTACAACAAGAACGGTCTTACTTCTAATTTGTTGGATGGTAATGGTGCTGTTGTTAATACATCATCCACAGGTTCTGGTGTATCTGTCTCTTTGATTGTAGACGTACCTGTTGTACAAAATAACATTACTGTTTCAGATGCTTCTAGGTTTTCAATTATTTTTGGTTGTAACGACTATGGTTCTTCCACAATTGATCCTATGTTGATTCGTTGGTCAGCGCAGGGTGACGTTTACAATTGGACTCCTGACGCTACGAGCCAAGCAGGGTTTACCCGTCTATCACACGGTTCGCAAATCGTAACTTATGTCCAGACCCGTCAAGAAATTGTGGTTTTGACCGACTCTTCTGTCTATTCTTTGCAATACCTTGGGCCTCCTTATGTGTGGCAGTCGCAATTGCTGGGTGATAACATATCTATCATTAGCCCCAACTCAGCTATCATTGCTTCTGGTATTGTGTACTGGATGGGTGTGGATAAGTTCTATTCTTATGATGGTCGCGTGCAAACTCTTAATTGCGACTTACGCCGATTTGTTTTTCAAGATTTAAACCAAGAACAAGCCGCGCAAGTCTTTTGCGGTACCAACGAAGGATTTAACGAAGTTTGGTGGTTCTATTGTTCTGCCAACAGCAGCTTGATTGACAAGTATGTAATCTATAACTACTTTGAAAAAGTATGGTACTACGGCACGATGGCACGAACCGCTTGGCTTGACTCTGGACTACGAGAGTATCCACTAGCGGCGGTTTATACTTCGACTACAAGCACTGGCAACCTTGTAAACCATGAGCAGGGGGTAAACAACGATGAGACTGCCACAACTGCTGCAATTGATGCTTATATCAGCTCGTCTGAGTTTGATATTGGGGACGGCCATAATTTTGCTTTTGTATGGAGAGTACTTCCTGACCTGACCTTCTCAGGTTCTACAGACGGCACAAGCCCAGAAGCTACAATGACGCTTTATCCCATGTATAATTCAGGCTCAGGCACAAACAACCCCGTAGCAAACATTGCTTACAGCATAAATTTAAATGCAAACCCTGAGACATTTACAGGGGAAGTCTACACACGGATACGTGGGCGGCAATTGATTGTCAAGATGGAATCTAACAAGATTGGAACTACTTGGCAGTTAGGAGCCCCGAGGCTAGATATCCGTCCTGATGGGCGCAGGTAGATGGCAGTTCAACCTATTATCAATCCCCCAGTACCTAATTTGCCCCTAGGTACGGAACAGTACGAACGTCGCTATCAAGACCAGTATTCCAACGTCTTGCGTCTATATTTCAATCAGCTTAACAATGTTTTAAACACAATAGTTAATAACTACACAGTTGGCACTACGGTGTATACAGTAGCTACATTACCCAGTGCGGTTACATCAGGTGCGGGCACAAGAACTTTTGTATCGGATTCTTCGGTGACTACTTTTAATACAACGGTAGTTAGCGGTGGGGCAAACACAGTGCCTGTATTCTCCAATGGAACCAACTGGAAAGTAGGCTAATATGATAAACTCTAACTTATTTACGAGGCAAATATGAGCTTCATCAAAAACCCACTAGCCAATATATCCGGCGGCATCCATGATATAGGAAAAACAATTGCTAATAACCCTATAGCAGATATGGCTTTGGCAGCAGCGGCTATGGCTGTTGGTATACCTCCACAATTTGTTATTGCAGGCCTTGGTGAAGCGGGCACAATTGCCGCCGGTATTGGTGGTATTTCTGCTTTAACTACAGGTAATATTGGTGCTGGTTTGCGTGCAGGTTTGGCTGCTTATGGCGGTGCTAATTTATATACAGGGCTTGGTGGTACAGAAGGGGCTGCCCGCAGTTTATTTGACAGTTCTTCTGGCGCGGCTTTGCACCCTGAGATGGATATTGGCTTTGGAGATTCTGCTGCTACTTACGGCATGGACACCCCAGAATCAATGGTGCCTCAACAAGCCCAAACACCTCTTACACGCTCCGCACAGCAAGCTCAACAACTTACACAAAATCAAGCCGCGCTACGAGCTTCTGCTCCCACACTATCTCCAACAGGAACTGCGGCGGCAACCAATCCTAGCACTTGGCAAAGCATTAAAGACTGGGCTGTTGAGAATCCTTATTATGCCGCGGGCGCAGGTGCATTAGGCCTTGCAGGATTAAAAGCAGCCATGAAACCCAACACAGTTACCGCACCCCCTGCCAACAAATACGCATACATCCGACCATATACCTTTGATCCTACTGCGCCAACAGAAAGAAGTTTGACTGCTTTGGAACCTTTCAAATTGGCGCAGGGTGGTATCGTGGCTTTGGCTGCTGGTGGAAATTCAACACAAGATATAGGGCCAAATAAAAATTTTGATGCGGCGCAGGCTTATCAACAACTGTTTGGGGCACAGCAGCCTGCGCCTGTACCTCCCCGTACGATCAACCCTAATATTGGTGCAACAAACGTATCAGATTTTTTAAAAACACAGCCTAGTGGCGTGTCTGATCGCACTCTAGCCAACTACATGACCCAAACAGGGGCGTCTAATGAAGCGGTTGCCCAAGCAATTGGTTTGCAACCTTGGCAAGTCCAACAAAGATTTACTAACGCGCAAAATCCGTACTATTCGTTAAGCGGGCAGTCACAAGACGCATACAATTATTTAATGGGTTTGAGTGGTGGCAAATCGGCACCAATTGTGATTCCAACACCAACTCCGGTTACACCTGTGACGCCAGTAACGCCTGTGACTCCCGTTACGCCAGTAACGCCTGTGACTCCCGTTACGCCTGTGACTCCCGTTACGCCTGTGACTCCAGTAACGCCTGTGACGCCTGTGACGCCTGTGACGCCTGTGACGCCTGTGACGCCTGTGACGCCTGTAACGCCTACTGTAACGCCTACTGTAACGCCTACTATTACACCC